GCTTGTGCATATAGTGCATATGTTCCTGTATTCATATAGAAACCAAAACCTGTTTTTCCTACCATTGCACTGTTAGTAGTTAATGCTTGATTAAGAACATCATTCATTAAACCAATAATTGTTCCAACTGCAGGTGCATTTGCAAAATCAACTTCTGCAAAATCTTTACAAGCTGATGCCTCTATACCTGTATCATCAAAAGTTCCATCGTTAGACACAAAACCTAAACCATTTGCAGATCCCATCCACAAATTAGTTTCGTATTCTTCCGCCACTTTTGCCGCAGTAAATTCTAATAAATACTTTTCAAATGTTTGAGGTAGATTACCATTTCTATCCATTCCCTGTCCAATCCATGTTGGAAATACAGTTGAACGACATAATTTTTGATTTACTTGATAATCGTTCAAAGTGATAGTTTCTTCATTTGTTTGGAAATCATCTCCATTCTGCCAATCACAATTTGCCGCTCCAATTAAAGACGTAGACGACATTCTTATCATTACCGCTTTTGAAGTCAAACCATCTAAAGTTCTAACAAAACCTTTTGCAATAGTATCATTAGATTTTAGTGCCGCATTTAAATAAGGTAACGACAATTCACCTGCATAAGTATCGCCCTGAATATCAGGATTTGCAAATTCGTATCTTTTTGCTAACGACATCTTGTTTAAATTATAATTTTTAGCCATTTTATTATTCTTTAAAATTTAATTATTAAAATAGTGTCGTTGCCTTTCTGCTACCGACATTGTTGTTAGATCCACTTTTGAGTGAGCATATTCAGACAATTCAACAGGAACCGCCTTAACACCCTCTGATGCAGGAGAATCTTCTAACTTAGATTCTAATTCATCAATTTTATTAACTAATTCTGAAACTAGTTCTGAATTTTCTATTGCGGAAAACTCCTCTTTGTCTTCTTCAGGAGTATCTTCCATCGCTTTTTCTTCTATAAAAGCAACTACCATTTTAGCAATCTCAGAAGATAATTCTTCTGTCACTTCATCGGGAGTTTCTTCATATATTTTTTTTGCCATTTCTTCTGAAACATCATCTTCTGCTTCAATTACTTCTTCTACTTTAGGTGCTTCTTCATCTGCTCTCAATTCTGTTTCTGACATTTCTTCTTTTTCTTCTTCATTTTCTTCTTCTCCTAAAACAGAAATTTTAGAATCAACAATTTCTATTGACGTTCCATCTTTTAATGTGTATGTTCCTGACTCTAAAGGTTGAGCACTTCCATCATCTCCAATAACGAATACACTACTTCCAATAGCCATTTCATCGTCTTCTGTTGCAATTACTCTACCATCATCTAGGATAGCCTCTGCATATAATTCAATTTTGTATGTTTTTCCTTTAGAAAGGTTTAATAGTTTTTTGATTTTTTGAATTGTAGTCATTTCATTATTTCTTTTAAATATATTATTACTCAGTTTGTTTATTTATTCATATAATTATTCCAAATATCATACGATGTTTTAAAGTTGTTTTTAGTTTTTAAAACCTCTTTATAGTGTTCAATTTTTTCTTTTCTTTTTTTTGCTAACATGGTATGATCCTTACAAGCCATGTAAAATGTTTGTCCATCTATTTCGTGTGCATGTGCTCCAACACAATCGTAAAATAATTGTCCAAATAATTCTGCTTTTTCTATATCTTTATAAACAGGCACTCCATCCAAAGTCATGTCAGGTCGTAATTCTGCGTTCATTAATACAGATTTTATATCATCCATTACTTCTACTTCATCACATGTTTCGCATTCTTCTTTTTGCATATTTACTACTGAATCAACAAAATACCCTTCAATAGAAAAACCTTTTATATTACCTTTTTTAACTTGCTCCCAAACATCTGAATTATCAACTTTCATTTTTATAAACCACGTCCCTATTGGTAATTCTTTAAAACCATATTCTTCCGACTTGTCAAACTTGCTTTCTTTTATCCAACTTTCAATAACACTAACTCCACCAATTTCCATTTTATGTTCATATGTAGCATTATTATTTTTCAAAGTTTTCATAAACAATTCTTGTGCTTTGTAAATTGTATCTTCTTTAAAAAAAACTAAATACTCCTCGTTAGTTTCTCCATCTATTCTTGGTATTTTTTTATTTGGGATCAATGCAGGTCCAACTAAAATTTGTTTGTCTTCATCTATTTTAGCCATTGAAATAAACTTATCATTTGATAAGGCTACCCAATTTTCTTCTATTGCAGGGTTTTCAACTAACGATACTGCCTGTATTCCAAACTGTTCTTCGTTCTCATCTATTACTAATTCTACTATTTTCATTTGCTTTATTTTTACTAAATATAATTTCTAATCATTTGTTTACATTGTTGTCTGTTCGTTTACTTCATTTTGTAGCGCTTGACTTTCTGAAATATCGTTTGTAACTACATATGCTTGAACAGGCTCAGGTTCCCAATCTTGTTGATTTGTTGATGCTTCACCTATTAAATTAGGTGTCATTGAAGGTTGATTTGATGGTGCAATTCCCGGTGGTCCCGAACCTCCTGTTGGTGCAGGATCATCCGCAGTTTCTTCTCCTTCTTCATTTGTGGACATAATATCTCTAACACTTGCCATTCCTGATAAACCTACCGCTGCGGCTTGTATAAAATTCCATGGTGGCGGTCCTGATGCTAGTGCTTTTGTTATACCCTGATATGTATTTATTAATGCTTGTGCAACTGCTAATTTTTTTGCCGCTTTACTATCCTTTTTTGCTAAACTACTTAATGCTCCAAACATTTGACTTGCAATTCCTAATTTAGCATCCATTGTCGCTTGATCTATTTTTCTTCTTTGATTTGCCGCATCTTGATCAATTTTTAATAACATATCTTCCAACTGTTGTTTGTCCGATATTGTTCGTCTAGCTAATTCCCTTTTTCTTTCTGCATCAACTTCTATTGCACTATATTGTTTGTCTATTTCAGATTGTCCCATTGCAGTTAATTCCTGCATGTTTGCAATCCTTTCATCTTGTAGTGCCGCTTCATTAGTTTTTTGTTCGGATTGCATTCCTGTTATCTTTGCATCTATTCCAATTAATTCAGTTTTAAGTGCATATAATTCTTCTAATCTTTCAGGTGTTTCTCCCTCTAAAGCATTTAATTGTCTTACTGCAGATATTTGGGCATTTATGGCATCTTTTTCTGCTTGTGCTTGTTTTTCTAATATCTCATTCAATTTGTCATTTGCCGCAATTCTTTCGTCTATTGTTAATCTAACATCATCTCTAATCTGTCTTTGACTTTCTGCTTCACGATCATATTGTTCTACTAATCGTTGTTGTGCTAAAGCCAAAAGCCCGTAATTCTTTTTGGTTTCTGTAATGGCTTTTCCTTGTTCTATTATACTGTTTACAGTTACCCCTTCAAATGTATTTTTAAACTCGTCTGCAACTATTGTAGATATGTTTTTAATTTCTCCTACTGCTTCACTAAAATCATCTACTATACCCTGTCCCGCAGTAACTAATTCATCTGTTAATTCTTTTATTTTTGCTTTTGAATCATCTACCCCCTGTTGTAATTCATTAATTTTAGTTAGATCACCACTTCCTAATGGAGATTTGTGCCATGCTAAAGCAAGTTTTTGAATACCTAATTTCAATCCATGAAAAGCTAATTCCATTGGAGTTAATGCAACTGTCATTATGTTTTTTAGTATTCTTCCTAAAGCATCAAAATTTGCAGAATTTTCACTCACTTTATTATATACTGAAACTAAAGTATCTGAAACCATTTTAAATACAACACCAATAGAATTGAATACTGTTTCTACTGCATCTGCTACCGCTTGGTTTTTCATTAAAGCATCGGTTAATTTGCCTACAATTTGAACTATAATTGCAAACCCTGCCGCCTTCATTGCTAAACCTACTCCTTTGAAACCTTTTGCTAAACCGCCTGTTGCTTGTTCAGTTTTTTTGGAGGACTCTTTTATTTCGTCTATTCCGTCTTTTATATCGTCTAGCTTTTTATTAGCATCGCCCGTATCTAAATTCATTCTAAAATCTACTTGTTCCATGCTCTTTTTATTTGTTTAATAAAGTTTCTAAATGTTTTTATTTTGTTGTTTTTTCCATATAAAAATTCATATTCTTTTCTTCCATATAATTCTACTTTGTTTATTATTTTTATTTGATATAACAAAGATTTTCCTATTGCATTTATATTGTCTTTTAATTCCATAATAAAGAATCTTTTAAACTGTTTGTTTTTGAATTTAAAAATATATCAGTTTCGTCCTGAAATACTGCTCTACCCCCAACACTCAAATTAAAATCTAATTCTTGAAAATCAAAATTAACATCCGCAATCCAGTTACAAATTTGGTTAGGGTTTTGTGAATAAACTTTTAAATATACTCCTCCTTTTTGTTGGTTAGGACTTAATGTAGATTTCGGTTTATCATTTATTAAAGGCTTTATAATACATGTTCCTATGTTAGTGTCTGCATATAAAATTTTCTGTCCATGAGAATATCCATTTAAATTTGCTTTCGTTACAGTATAATTTCCATTTACTCTTTTTACTATAAATAAGAATTCTTGAATAGACATTTCTCCTATATTTCCCCTCGTTCCACCAACTACTGATACAGTTAGTTTACCTGAAATTTTTAAAATACCACTAGAACGAAAAACACAGAAATTTCCACAACTATCGTTTGTGGCTTGTAATACTGATGAGCTACTAAAATTATCTACTTGTGCAGGTGGTTTTTCTAAAGTGGTTGCAAATAATTGTGTTGTGTGTGATTCTCTATATATAGGAGAAGTATAAGGATTATTTGATTTGTAATAAGATTGTGAAACATTAGATTCTGCGCTTTGTTTAAATAGTGGTTTTCTATCTATTGCAGAACCATAAGGCTTTAAATACCTACTACTTTTTTCGGTTAGAATTGGAATTCTCTTTTCCATATTTCTATACCATGCATCTCCCGTTATTGCTTTGTTTTTTGCCATATTAATTATTCTTCATATCCCATACAAAAATAAAGTCCATTGTTAGATTCAATC